ATTCCTCCATCGCGGCCACGAATTTTCTCTATAAACGCTCCTCGCGTTCCGAGAAGAAGCTGAGCTGAAAGCCTGTATCTGAAAATAAAAGAGTTTTCGCCTATGTTTGATTTTGTGTTCAGAAGCTCAAGGAGGGTTGATCTTTTGGCTTCTCTGCCAACAACCAGTTCACCCATATTGGAGTTATCTTTACGCAAAACTATAGGTAGTCGCGCTTGGTTTCCTGCGATCGCATCAATGCATCGATTAACCCAGGTTATCTTAGACATTCCCTCGCGGTATGCGCGCTCTATGTCCCACGAGTCCCTGTATGGCTTTCCTGCAAATGAGGGATTCATCGAAACGGGAGCGCCGTATACACCTAACTCTTTAGAGCTAGTGCTTTTAATTGATTTGTTTTGTGGTGTATTCCAGCCCATAATTTTATTTACTCAAGCCCCAAGATGAATCCAAAAAGTCCGCAACCTATACCCGCAACCACTATTCCAGCCGGTGGGAATATTAAGCCAACACCAATACTAGTAAGTATTATAAATGACAACATAAATACATAAGCGAAGGTAGTGCGATTTAGCTTTATTCTTTGCTGAATCGCTAATCGCCAATTATTCTGTCGTTGTTTCTTTTTTTTGTCCTGCACTGGCATATAACATACAGTAGCGCACAATTTTGTCGCAGGAACAACTAAAGGTCTTTTACAATGGATAATAAACCCAATTGGGCGGAGGTCCTCGAATACCTTCAACCTAAGGAACCTCCATTTTGCCCCGAGGAACCCTCTATTAACCAAAAAGTATTTCTTCGCACGAACGCTCTAGAAGCGTTGTTCGGGGGAGCGGCTGGCGGTGGAAAAAGTTCAGCATTGCTAATGGCAGCATTGCAGTACGTTGACGTACCTGGATATTCTGCACTTCTTTGCCGTCGTACATTTGCCGACTTATCGCTCCCTGGAGCATTGATGGACCGTTTTAAGTCATGGATGAGCAACTATGACGATATCCATTGGAATAACAACACTTTTATTGCTACGTTTCCATCGGGAGCAAGAATATCCTTCGGTTACCTCAATAATGTCAACGATTATCTTAGATATAAGGGTTCGGAATTTCAGTTCATAGGGATGGACGAAGTTACGGAAATACGTGAATCTGACTACAGGTATTTGTTTTCTCGCCTCCGTCGCCCAGCTAACGGTCCAGTTTCGCAAGTCCCACTAAGAATGCGATGTGCGTCAAACCCTGCTCCAAACTGGGTGCGTCAAAGATTTATAGTTGAAGGAAAAGAAACAAATAGAATTTTTGTACCCTCTACGCTGAAGGACAACCCAGGAATTGACGCCGACTCGTACAGGCAGTCATTGTCCGCACTCGACCCCGTTGAGCGGCGAAGACTGGAAGAAGGAGACTGGTGGTCTACGACTCTTGGCACAATGTTTGACAGAACATCATTTGAGATAATAGACCCAATTGACATCCCGATAATAACCAGCGCAGCAAGAGTGGTTCGTTTTTGGGACCTTGCAGCTACGGAACCAAGTGCCTCAAACCCTGACCCAGACTGGACTGTCGGCACTTTAATGCTTTTCAATGGCGGCGTAGCTTATGTTTTGGACGTAAGGAGAGCAAGAGTTCGGGGAGAAAAAGTAGAACAATTAATTTCTCAGACATCAATAGAAGATGGGCATGGGGTAGCGATACGCATGGAACAAGAACCAGGCTCCTCCGGAAAAGCATTGCTGGATCAATACGCTAGATACGTAGTTCCTGGCTACGATTTCGGCGCTGTACGCGCTACGGGGGACAAAGTGACCCGCGCTAGACCATTCGCTGCAGCGGTAGCCAATGGAAACGTTCGGTTAGTTCGAGGTCCGTGGATAACTGGATGGCTTGATGAATTTGCCTCTTTCCCGGAAGCCTGCGACCACGACGACCAAGTCGACTCGGCTGTTGGAGCATTTACTCATTTAACGGGCCTTGGGTTGCCACAGAGAAAACGAGCATCTATACTCATCTAGCAAATAACTAAACAAAAGGGGTATTAATGCTAGATAAAATAAAAACTTTACAAAAAGAGCTTGTAAATCTCGACAATGAACTTCAAGATTTTCTGAAAACAGCAACAACGCCAGAAGAAGCTTGCTTAATTTTGTCAGAGATTAATTTTCTTAAACGTGATCTTTCCATTGTCTACGATGGGTACTGCGCCGGAGTGCTTCAACTTATGGGAGAGAGCGACGGCTATACGCTTGAGAACGGTGCGGAGATTGAAAGAAAATCAGGCTACGACAGAAAAGCTTGGAAACACAAGGATCTCGGCGCTGAAGTTGTCGATAAACTAATCTCCATGTCTGTTGACATGGACACTGGGGAAGTGACAAAATCTACCAGACAAATAGCATTAGAAATTCTCGACTACTGCGCCCCCTCGTACTGGAGGATTAAAGAATTGGGCAAAATTGGCGTGAACCCAGACAACTACTGTGAAGTAGGCGAGCTCAAAACCAGTCTCATCGTTCGTAAATCAAAAAACTAGAAACAGAACAAGGAAAATAAAAATGGAAATTAATGTAACTGAAATGTCCGCTGCCCTTAGTGCTCAATTTCCTCAGGAAATGGAACGAGTTATTGTAAAAAGCGGGGTCGAACTAATTTACCTCCCTATCAGCGAAGTTATTAACAGACTAAACAAAGTAATCGGTGTTGATAATTGGTCCTTTCAAGTCATCTCGGTTGAGCGTGACTCCGTAGACCAAGACGAGATCATCGCCCACGTCAGCTTGACAGCGGTTATTGATAATAAAAAAGTTGTTAAACATGGCGTTGGTGGACAGCAGGTAAAACGTTCCAAGAAAGATGGTCGAGTAATTGACTTGGGGAATGACTTCAAGGGTGCCGTATCGGATGCGCAAAAAAAAGCAGCGCAACAACTAGGAATTGGGCTATATCTAGCTCGTTCTGCTGACGCCCTTGATGCGGAAGAAGCAATAGAAGCCCACGTCGCCCCTGAGATCTCTAGCTCTAAACCAGTCTCGTCAGAAGTTGACGAAAGATGGGAAGCATTTGTCGAGATCGTTGGTGGGTTGACAAAAGAACAAAAAGATCAGCTCAACACATTTTGGGCAGAACATGCAGGGGGCCGCGCAAAGCCAACCAAGGCAAGTGCCACTCTGGAAGATCTTGAACCACTTACCGTAGAAGCACTTCGTCTTCGTTTTGGTGGTTCTTATGTCAACAATGCGACTAGCAGCCCTGCATGAGCGATAAAGAACTCATAGCTCCAGAATATTTATCACCATCCTCTGTCTCAACATTTAATCAATGTCCACTTAAGTTCAAATACAGTAAAATCGATGGCCTTCAGGACTCCGGAACAGAAGCAACAATGCTTGGTAACTTCGTTCATGAAGTTCTTGAAGCAATGTACGGGTTGGCTCCTGATTTAAGAACACAAGAAACTGCAAAGGTTCTTGCTCGGGAGTTGTGGGCTTCAAAATGGAGCGACGAAATATCAACCTTAATTCACGACGAAAAGAATCTAAATCGCTTCCGCTGGACCGCATGGTGGTGTATCGAAAATCTTTGGCGCTTAGAGGATCCAGCCTTAGTTATTCCCCACTCTGTTGAATCTCACGTTAGAGGAGAGATTGGCGGAGTAAAAATACACGGCTTCATAGATCGTCTCGCTTTTGAAAACGACACAGCAACCGTAACTGACTACAAAACTGGCAAGACCCCTCGCAAAGGGGATCTAAATGACAGATTTTTTCAGCTAATAATTTACACACAGCTACTTGAAAGCGTTGACATATTTGCTGCAAATAATTTAGTAGAGCTACTTTATCTCAAAGATGGGATCCGCTTCCAAAAAGAGATAAATAAAGAAGATATAAATCAGATTACCGAAAAGCTTCAGTCCACTAGGGTTGGCATTGAAGAAAGATGCAAGGCTGGGTACTTTGAGCCTTCAACTTCATTTTTGTGCAATTGGTGTGGATTCAAGCCTATCTGCCCAGCCTGGAAACGATAAAAATGCAACAACAAGAAAGATTCAAAATGAAAGTAAATGACGACGCCTTTGCTCGCATGGTTGCCGAAGAAGTAAAAAATAAACTTTCCCCTCTCCATAAAAGCGAATTAATGAAAGAGGAGAACTGGCATTTGTGGCAAGCAGCGCTTATTGCTCTTTCTGAAAACCTTCAAAGTCAAATCTTAACCATTGAATCAGATGCTGAGTCAGATGAAAAAAGGTACTCCTCCCTTGGGGTTGGCGGTAAAAAACTTTCACATCAGGCCGCCTCTTACTACGGCGACAAAGCAACGCGAATCAAAAGATTCAAGTTTCACGTCGACAAACGATTAGATGAAGTATCTTTAATGATTGAAACTGGTCAGGAGATGGAATCAGACGGCTGGGAAAAAGTAGATTTTTTTAGGCGAGCCATAACTAAGCATAGGAGCATGCTTAGGGAGTACGACATGGAAGATACGGCCATAGATAGATCCCTATGGGCTACACTTGACTACAAGTGGACGTTTGACGCTATTACTGAAGAAGATCTTTAATAATATTTATTATTATTTATAAATCAAATTTGCGTTCACTTTTAGCAATGGAGATTTATTGTGATCAGACGGAACAAACCACTTAAAAATAAAACCGGCCTAAAACGTCAACAGACCCCAATTGCAAAACGTTCAAAAAAAACTGAAGAAAAATATCTTGAACGTCGCCCTTTTGTTGAGAGAATTCTTAAGGAAAGGCCACTTTGTGAAGCCTGCAAAGTTTTTGCAAAACATGATGATAAATCTATATACAATCATCATATGAGCAAAGACGTACACGAAATTATTCGTCGGTCGCAGGGGGGCTCAATCTTGGATGACGATAATGTTCTTGCTGTGTGCAGGCCATGTCACGTCAGAATAGGCAATTATCCTCAGCTTGCGTTTGACCTTGGATTGGCAAAGCATGGGTGGGAAAAATAATTAGCAGAACTATTACTCTTTTCTGTAAAATGTTTTAACCTAAAATCTTCTTAGGTACCTAATTCAGCGATAACTTTCGAGAATAGAAAGGTCAGGTGGTCCAATGTCTAGTGGTCTTATCCACGGCAAGGAAGCTGGAGTCGCGTCGAACTCATAGTCACAGTCGACTAACGCCCACAACCGCTGGCTCGCTCTGCAGGCCCCAGCGGTTGTTTGCTGTCTAGGAATAAAAATTGTTCTAACATATAGTTCTGGGCGCAACCAAAACCTTAGGATCGTTACAGATGCAGAAGCCGGGAGATTAATTTCTTCCGGCTTCTGCATATAGTAGGATCGATTTTATGAACGTAATGGGGCTAGACCTTTCCTTGACATCGACAGGATGTTCCATAAACTCAAGAACATGTGTGGTTGGCACTAAAACAAAAAGTGCCGAAAGACTGTCCGTTATTTCTAAGTTAATATTAAATTTGGCACTAGATAATTCAGTCGATGTTGCAATAATAGAGGGATACTCATTTGCCTCTCGCAACAGTCAAGCTCACAGTATCGGGGAACTCGGCGGAGCAGTAAGGATGAGGCTATGGGAAAACGGTATTCCCTTTATAAATGTCCCCCCAACATGCAGAGCTAAGTTTGCTACAGGAAAAGGAAATGCCGGAAAGAACGAAGTTATTTCAGCTATTTCTGCAAGGACAGGAATAGTCTGGTCAGGAGCGGGGGCAGACGACATGTGCGACGCCTGGATACTTGAGCAAATGGCTAAACAATTTCTCAATGAATCCTCTTTTAGTTGGCCAAAAGTAAATATTGAATCTTTAGAAAAAATTGATTGGTCTCCGCTGGTAGGATTACCTAAAATAAAAAAGAAAAAAGGTTTTGATGCGCAACTCCCCGATTAGCCAAGTCGATATTGAAAATGAAATTTTACGTCTTTTGGATAGGCTTGAAAAAGAAACAGAGTCTTTTGAGTCACTTTCTGTTGACTCATCAAAAAAAGAAGCACACTACAAATCTAATTGGGCAAAAGAATATCTTGGGGCAAATGGAGCTATAAAGCAAAGAGAAGCATGGGCGGATTATAAGTTGGAACAAGATTATTATGAATATAAAATTGCCGAGGCTTTAGTTAAATCAAAAAGAGAAGTGCTTCTAAGCTTACGGTCATCAATTGACGCAATGAGAACACTAAATGCGAATGTAAGGGTCCAAGTATGAAATTTATAAAAAGAAATAAATCACTATTCCCAGAAAAACTAACAACGCATTGGGATTCCTTGCCTCATAAAAGATATTCAAGCATGAACGACGATGATCTTTGTCCTTGGAACCTGAGCCCAAAAACAATTGACGAGTTTGTGTTGGCATGTGATCAACGAAATGAGTGGCACAAGAATAATGCTGGAGATCCTCGTTACTCCTGGTGGTCATGTCTATTGACCCACGATCTAATGGAAGACATCGCAAGAACGTTAAAGGAAATTAAAGATGAACAACATTCATAATTCTCTACAGCACTTGGCGGTTGACATATTGGACCTAATTCCACTTGAGGACAATCCCAGAAAGGGAAATGTTGACGCGATAGCATCTTCTTATCTTGAGTTTGGGCAGATTAAGCCTATTGTAATTCGACCAAACGATGACGGAACTGCAACAATCATTGCCGGAAACCACCAAGTCCAAGCAGCAAAGAAATTGGGATGGGATAAAATTGCTGCGGTTCCTTACGAAGTGGATAATCTTCGGGCGATCGCATTCGCAATTGCTGACAACAGGACGATGGAACTTGGTTACACAGAGCCAGATCTGCTTAATAACGTTATTTTGGAGATTGGAGATTACTATCCTGAGCTGATTGAGGGCTTAGGATGGGATGAATTTGAATTTGCCGAACTAGAACAAAAATCAATTCGAGAAGAAAATCAAGTGATTAGTTCAGGAAACTCCTACACTTCGCCTTCACTACAAACTCCCGCCAGCGATTTCGGAAACGGATTTGGAAACGGATTTGGAAGCCGCGAAGAAGAAGAAGAGCCACGTGCCCTACGAGAGTCTCCACGAATAGACATGAATGCAATTTCGATGACAAAAGACAGAGACGGCAAAACTGAATTAAACGTGAGGTCTGGAGTTAATCAAGACGATGCAGTCGTGAGGGGATCAACAACCGTTTCTCCTTCATCCGCACCTCAGGCAGTTGTCCAGTACACAATAGTTTTTGATACTCATCAACAGCAGGCAAGGTGGTATGAATTTATAAAATGGCTTCGATCTGACCCCGCAGTTGCTGGAACCACAACAGCAGAGCGAATAATAGACTTCATCGATCAGCACATCGAGCTATGACGCGTCAACGCCTATTCCTTGACATGTCGTGTGTTGACGCAGCACGTCAAAGAATAAGGCACGTTTACGACACTTTTGATACTGTTTGTGTCCAGTTTTCTGGAGGCAAGGACTCGACGGCCGTCTTGCACTTAGCGCGAGAAGTTCATGAGGAAAGAGGCCTAGGTCCAGTAAAAGTAATATTTCGTGACGAAGAAATGGTCAGCCCAACGGTGATCGACTACGTTGAGCGAGTCAGAAACTATCCCTGGGTTGATATGGAATGGTATTGCTTGCCATACCCTGCGGAAATATGGGTTCTTGGCAGAAGGCTAACAACTCTTTTGTGGAGTCAGGAAAGATATGAGCAAGGCCGTTGGGTTAGAGAGATGCCATCATGGGCTATAAGCGGTAAGAACTTTGGCCTATCTCACAATACATCACTCCCTGAGCAGACCGACTATTACACCATGCAGGGAAAAAAGGGGAATGTTGCATTTCTTACTGGCGTGCGCGCAAGTGAGTCAATGGTTCGCTACAGGTCGGTTGTCCAAAAACTTCACGAAAACTATATAAACATTCCTTATAGGTTGAAAAAGGGTATTCCGTTAAAGTTTGCAAAAGTTATTTATGACTGGAATACAAATGATGTATTCAAGTACATAGCCGAAGAGTGCGGAGCCGAATATTGCGAATACTATGATTTAGCAGTACTAACTGGCAGCAACAACCGCATCGGTATTCCGCTGCACGCAACCGCCATCCGTAGAATCGGCGACGTAGTAGCAACTGAGCCTGAATTTTATGACCGACTATTTGAATGTTTTCCATATATCGATGCGCAGCGTAGACTATGGCCAGAATTTAATGTCGAAAAATTAATCTCTAGCTATTCAGCAGATGGATTCGATGGAGCGTCAAGGTTTATTGACGAGTACCTCATAGGGGATCGACGAAAAATGGAAGCCAAAGTCTATGTTTCAAAATTTAGAAAAAAACATCTGACAGATCCTCATGGTTATCCTGTCAGTTGGCTTATAAGGAATTTAATGCTGAACGAAATAGATGTTAATTCACCAACCCCGGTGGGGCCAAAGACACGAGCGTATACCGTCCGTGAATCAGAAATAGAGGATGCAACGGAATGATAGATATTCAGTATGTCGAGCATTCTCAGCTCTCGGTCCCTGCTTGGAGAGCAACCTACGTTCTTCGTCCGGAGATGTTAATAATCGCTGGTTCACTTTCTCAGCATGGATTCATACAGCCACTCCACGTAAGGAAGGATACTGGCGAAATAATCGATGGTTCAGAAAGATTCTTAATTGCTACGAGCATTCGTGAGCTTCTGAGAAAATCAGATGGCTTAATTCCCGTAGTTATGCACGACGTTGACCAAGCGGATGCGATGATGATGCACGTCCAGCTAAATAGAGGTCATTCGGTGATGACTGCAGCAAAAGTTTCAACGATAATCAGAGCACTAAAGAGATCAGGAAAGTATTCTGCTAGAGATTTTGAGTCGATCTTATGTATGCGGTCAGAAGAACTCTCATTAATGCTTGACGGAGACCTAATAAAAAATAGAAAAATACTTGAACATAACTATGCTCGCGCATGGATTCCCATAGAAGCCCCCTCTTCAAAGGTGGAAGATGTCTTCGTTATTGAAAGACCACCCAATCCTGACCGTTGAGTAAAGCTTTTTCTGGTATATTTTTTAAAAGCCAGAGGAGTTAAATATGCCAGGCGTACGCTACGGTCCAGATATTGCTGATGATGCCGCTTATGTTATGAATAACCTCGTCGACATAAATCGTCGATACAGGGAAACCGGAAAACTTCCTAGAGAATTTCAAAAATTTGCAAAATTAGCTAGAGAAGTATTCGGAGTAAGGGAATCCGACATAAGAAAAGGCAAGTACGGAGACCTTTCTAGACTTGCGCAATATAGCTCTGCAGGAAGAAGCGCACGCGGCAAGGCGTACCAGAGAGCAAAACTTGCACGAAGTTGGCGCACAAAGAAGATAATGAAACGCGGACTGCGCCAAGAGTTCCAAAAAAGGGGCGAGAAGCCATCTGGCCGAGCACAAAGCGGCGTACGTAAAACGAGCCGAGGAGATGCTATTTCGGGGATTTCCGGAGTAGAAAGGCAGGGCCGAGGTGGAGCCACTTATCTTGGCAGAACAAAGACCAAGACTTTTGATAAATTGGCAGATGCCGCCTATGCAAGAGCAAGAAGAAATAAAGTTCAAATAGGTGGAGCAAGAGTAACTCAAGCAACTGCTGCGTCAATAGACAAGCTAAATATAGCGCGAACAGGAAAATTTCTTCCAGGGTTTGATGGTCAGCCTTTTGGCGGCACTGGCCGCAGGAGCGGTTCCAGCATTAGACCTCCAAAATCTAAAACCGCTGCGGCAGCGTCTCAAGCAAAAAGAGCAAAGACCGTAAAGGGAGCAGGAAAACCAGGAAGAAACTCCACGGCAAGAGGTGGAAGATCTCCAAAGCGACCTAAAAAATAAAACACTTAACTAAATAATCAAATGTTTTTCGTGCATCCCTATCAAGGGTTCATCGTCATTCTCGCACATGTCTTCTAGAAATGTTTGACTTTCATCTCCATAGTCCTCTTCGCACATGAATTTTTTAAAATCTTCTAAAGGTTTAACTTTTGCTATGTAATTTCCGTCTTCATCTTTGCCGACTATTTTTACACCTGCTGCTATGAGCGATATAACCGAGATGTCCCACATTGCTTGAAGAAAATCGTTTAAATTCTCTTCGTATTCCAATTCCTTGTCTTCATCTTCAAAGAAGTAAAATAGCACCTCTAGCATTTTTTGCAAAGACTCCAAGGTTGCTTTCTTTGCTTCTTTTTTGCTTATTGGCGTAATGCTTGATATATCAAGTGATGTTTTCATGTTTTTAATCTACCCTCTCGAAGGACATTGGTCAAACAGCGTTTTTACTTTACAGTTTAAGAATTGTTGTTTAAAAATTCTTTTACATTTTTTACAGGGGTAAAGCCGATAACGTACTCATCTTCTCCATTTTTTTCTAGAACTTCCATTCCGACGGAAGCCATGCAAGCCACTGCAATATTCCAAAGGTGATTAACAAATTCGCTGATTGCTTCTTCGTTGTCTAATCCCGTTTCATTTTCAGAAAAAAAATGCCACAGAACCTCGGTTACGTGGTTCAGGATATCGACAATTCCCTCTTGCCGCATTTCATCAGTAATTGCATTTTTGGGTGATGTCATAGTCAGAAGATAGGCCTTTAGTTTCGTCGAGTCAAGTATTCTATATAGACCGAAGCCCTTGGCAAGTAGTGTAAAATTAAAAACATACGATTTCGAGATTGATTGACATGAGGCAATAATGCTTGTTGGACTACCCGACATAAAGAATTACATGGATATTTCTCTCACTACGCGTCAAGAAGACGCTGCCTTAATGATCCTTGCCGGTCTGCAAAGCGAACTTGAATCCTATCTTCGACGCCCGATAGAAGTCCAGGAATTCACCGAGAGCATCCGCCTTGACTCAGGACATATAGGCATCCCATTGGGGTCCTTCCTCACGATGGGCGATAACGTCTTTGACACAAGTTTTCGCGAAACGACGGGAGTTGACGCAACGACTTTTGCGACTCCTCCACCGACGATATATCTTAAAAATACTCCTATATCAAACATAATCGAAGTTAAAGTGACGCCCCTGTTTGGCTCAGAAAGAGTTTTGGTCGAAGACACCGACTACGTTGTGAGAAAATACGGCATTGATTACTACTATGGCTATGCAGACGATTTGGTTGAAATAACATACGAAGCAGGACTGGATGGGGATTCGATCCCAATTTTCAAGCTATTAATACTGCGTGCTGCGGCTCGAGAAATGCAAAACATGTATGACGACGTAGTTGGCGTAAAGGACTTAAACACAAGAAACGTTGGTCCATTGATAACTGGCTTCCTTGATACGGAGCTTGCATCGGTCCGTAAACATAAACGATCGAGGATCTAAACGTGGCTGGCCGGAATGTAGTTGATGTAATAATTACAGTTGACGTCGATAACGACGAAGCCCAAGACAGACTCAAGGCAATGCGTGATCGAGCAAAGAATCTCAAACCAGTTTTAAGATGGGCTGGAGAAAAACTTGAAAGAGCTTATTCAGCTAATTTTTCTACAATGGGGAGTTTCTCCGCAATGGCCATGCTCCGTGGAGCCTGGCCACCTTTGGACCCGGCATACGCTGCGTGGAAGGCTACGAGGTTCCCTGGAGCTCCGACCCTAGTCAGGACTGGCGGGTTGCTCAAAGAGGTATCAAACATAAGCAGCAATTCAGCGAGCAATATTGACGATATGGAAGCGGAATTCGCAGTCGTCGGAAAAATTCCTAAATTCCATCAGTACGGAACCGAAAACATGCCTGCACGTAAAATAATATTCGTACCTCGCAATTTTGATCAAGATCTAGCGGATCAAACTGCTCGATTCATAAAGTTTGGGAGCTAGTTGCTTGATTTACTTAATGAACGGTGCTCATGCTGCAAAAAGTTACGTCAATGAGTATTTGACAACCGACATCCCAGTTCGGCTGATTACATATCGCAATGGGTGGAATCTAGATAGCACAAAGCTCCCAGACCCAGAGCAATATCTTGTCCACGAACCTTTGGCAATAGATGGTTGGCCATCAATAGTTACGCTTGTTCTTTCTACAAATCAGATGCAGCGTATTGGTTTTGAAAATAACAATCCTATTTATCGAGTTTCTTATTCTATGCGTACATATGTATGGATTCGCACCGAGGGGTCCCAGGAATGCAGCCTCATGAGGGACAGAATGATAACCGTTGTTAGGTCATCGATACTGGACTATCCCTGCCTAAAGGCATTCGATAGTAGATCAAATTTCCGAATTCTTATTGACGAGGGTACTATTCGTGAAGAATTTTCCGATACAACGCTACTAAAAGGCGAAAGGTACATGGCCGGAGCCTTCCTAGGATATACCCTTGAAATTGACGAAGTTGTTGAAAGACTCGACGTCGGAACAATAGCAACATTTGACTTCGGAATACAGACAGCTTCTATTGGTGGTCTACTGCCAATATTTAATGACTAATTCAAAAAATACGAATAGATAGTTGCATAAAATAATCATCACCGCTCTGTACAATTAAAACCAGTACGGGATTCCCCCTAGAACAGGAAGGTCCTATGCCAGGCGTAGTCATCTCAACATCAATTAGAACAGGCCCTTCAACGGCGACAGTACGTGAGTCATCACAGCTGTTTATCGTTGGCTTAGCTGAACGCGGTCCCTCTGATACTGCCACGCTCATACAGAGCATTGCGGAGTACGAAGACGTGTACGGAGAGTACGAGTCAGATTCTTACACTCATCCACTTGTCGAAACCTTCTTTGAAGAAGGCGGCACGCAGTGTTACGTAGCCAGAACGGTGGGCACCTCTGCCTCCGCTGGGTCACTGACGCTTCAGTCCGGCTCAGTGAATGTCCTTGCTCTTACCGCAAATGGCCCTGGCGCCTGGAGTGCCAACGTTGACATTCAGGTAGAGCAGCCAACAGTTGGAACTACTTTTAGAATAAATGTTTTTTACGATGATGTGATAAAGTACTCCACGGGTGTTGTGTCGACAGTTTCTCAAGCTGCTGGAAGAATAAATTCATCAGCAGTTGCCACAAGATACGTTTCAGCCTCTGTGGTCAGTACTTCAGGAATCCCAAGCATACTTGCGAAAACGGCACTACCCGCCGGAACCGATGACCGAGCAACGGTGGTCGACGCAACCCACCTTGCCGCGCTTGAGCTCTTTTCTGATTCTTTTGGAACCGGAGCAGTGATTGCCGCTGATTCGAGTAGCGACGCAATCGCTGCAGGACTTGTAACGCATGCCAATAATTACAATAGGGTTGCATTGCTTTACGGGCCACAAGGCGACACCCCTGCACAAATTAAAGCGATGGCTCTCAGTATTCAAGCTGATGAATTCGCAGAACACGCAGCACTGTACTATCCTTGGGTAGTGGTTCCTACCCCTATACAGGGAGTTACGAGAACAATCCCACCAGTAGGATATGTCGCCGGGGCAAGATCTCGTGCACATAACGGAACTGGTCCTCACGCTCCTTATGCCGGGCTAACTTCCGCATCTAGATTTGTTTTAAACACTTTTACAGAAGTCACAAAAGCTGTTGGAGATGAACTGGAC